CGAACATAGGCACAGTCATAATAATTTTAAAATTAGCCATAGGCGAAATGCTGGCATATGAGTTATTGCTAGGGCTTATGTATGGGTCAGCCGGAGCTACAACTATGCTGCTACTTTGCATTGTCGCTGGCGGGTAATTAAATACCGTCCACACGCCGGCGTTAGCAAGGGCTGCGGCAATAGTGCTACGTAAAGTAGTTATCGCGGCGGCCATTAGCCAACCATCGCATTAGGGCTTAGGTAAGGTGCCAGCAAACCGCGCACGGATGCCATAAGAGTATTGCTCATCTTAAATGGGCTAGGGCTATATCCATCTACGCTAGTGCCGCCGTTTTGTGTACTGAATCGGCTAGTCCAGATATTTTCTGCCAGCATTAAAGCTGCAGCGTTAATAGCTGGGGTATTAGCGTAGGTAGCCGTCTTTGTATCGTCACCTGACATAGTGCCATAAGGCAATACGCGCCTAAAGTTTTGGTCAGCCGCTACTTTTGCATATTGGATAAAGCTATAGCCCTGTGGATATTGCCAGTAATTAAGCTGCATATTAAACGCTGGCAAAATATTAGCTGTGCCTGTGCTAAATGGAATTGTGCCTGTAATTGTGTAAGTACCGTTAAAGGTTGACCCAGCCCCGGCAACTGTTACCGATTGGCCCGTAGTAAATATGCCAGGGTTGGCAACCATAACTGTAGCGACATTAGACACTAACGCGGTACCGACTACGGGCGCGTTATCAAACCATAAAAAGCCGTTTATTAAGTCTTGTGCAGCTTGGCAGGTGTCCTCTATCCAGGTGTAAGAGTCATACAAAGTGCCAACGCCCAGCGATGCTTTTAATGTTGCGGCGGTCACGTATGTAGCTGGCACTTGTGTACTCCTATCTTACTTAGGTTTGGTAGGTCTCAAAGGGCTAAGAGACCTACCAAACTATTAGTGGGTTTTTATTATGTGAGGTTAAAGCGGCGGATACCACCGGCGATATTTACCATAGTAGCCATATAGCCATAAATAGCAATTTGTACCTGAAGATTAGATACAACGTTAACTGACATATAAGCAGTTGGTGACTCAAAAACTGTGAACGCTTCAGGCGCAATAATAAACGCTGATTCGTCAATAGTTGTTGATACAACATTTCTGTCAACAAATAGGTCTAAGCCCATTACGTTGCCCTTAGCCGATGTAGTCGCAGCGTTGCCCCCGTTATTCATCGGATTCGCGGCAGAATAAATTGGGCGCCCAGTTGAATCTGTAGCCCCAAGTAGCAAGCTCCATTGTGAGCTTCCTGCTAGGTAATTCTTAGCAAAGTAGCTTGAGTTTGTGTAAGCAAGTGGTGCCTCTGTTGAGATGTATGAAATGATGCCAGCTGATGTAGCTGCTACAGCTGTAGCTTGTGTACCGCCGGCTGTAAGAGCTGCAATTACTGCAGCATCGGTTACCTTGAGATAGTTATTTGTTAACTCATTAGTAATCGCATCATAAAAGCCAGGGTCAGACCTTTCTAAAAGCTCAATGCTTAGTGTTTGCATACCACTATACTTGGAAATACTTGAAGTCAAATATTCTGAGACAGCATCGGTATTAGATACTGCTCCACCTTCAGCTTCAACTGTTACCGTTGGGTAAGTTGTAAACTTAGGACGGTTAATAGTCATACCGCTAGCTGGCACGGTTTGGCGGTCAACGCACTCAAAAGCTGGACGGCCAAAATTACCCTGTGTGGATACGATTGACTGTAGATATTGAGTAGGTGTAAAGCCTAAACCTGCAGAGGAGAAATCATCGGCTGCAGTAACGAAAAGGCGTGATTCTTCATCGCCTAGTGATGCTTTTACTTTACGTGCTGTGTACGCGCCCATAGACGTAATATCGTGGCGTACTCTTTGTGAGTTTAATGCACTTGGCATAATGATTTTACGAGCTGCCTCTACTGTAGGTGCAGCCTGCTCTGGGGCATCTGTTGCCTCAGGTGCGTTTTCTTCGGGGGCTGTAGTCACAGCGGCCTCGCTTTCTGTTTCGGTTTCGGTTTCGGTTGTTGTTGAGTTTGTTACTGTGTTAGTTGTTGTAACTTTAGTAGTTGTTGACATAGCAGCATCTAGTGGCATCTCGCCAGCTTGAGCAGCAATACTTTGCACCGCAGCGCTAGTAAATGCGGCGCTCTCTACAAGTGACACCTCGCGTAAGGTGGCAGCGGTGACCAGGAGATAGTTATCTTTAGGCTCTGATGCGGTAACTTCCACACCAACGGATAGGCCATCCATTAACGCTTCCTGGGCTAGCAAAATTGCATCATTACCACGTGAGCTAGAGCTAATCTTAAAACTTGCGTATAAACCATCGCTTGCGCTGTTAATAGTTTTCATACGTCCTACAGGCTTTGTATTATCGTGAGACATTAAAAGTTTAATTTTGTCAGGATTCTCGGCGCTGATTGAATTAGGAGCAAACACAACGCGGCCTGCACTTGTGTTACCTACTTCTCCATATGGCGCAATTTTGCCAGCGATGATGCGGCGCTCACCACTATCTACCGCTTGTACTACTCCACTAAACGTTAATAGCATTAGTGCCGTTCCCTTCATTAAGGCCCATTGGGCTTAGTTGTTCCATACTTTGAGCAGTTTGTAAATCTATTAAACCTAGATTAAGCATTTTTTCTATTGCATCTAAACGAGCTGCAGTATCGGCACGTAGGAAAGTCTCATCTAGGGCAAAGCGCACTACGTTACCGTGTGCAGTAATATCATCCATAGATAAGCGATTTTCAATAGCGCTAATAAACGGCTGTAATGAATAAGCTACAAACTCTTTACGGCCATCTAAGATATTTTGGTAAGTCATTGAATTATTCATATCCGCGCTTATGTAATATGCAGGTACGTTCATTAAACGCGCTACCTGTGTGGCTAAGTATTGGCTAGCCTCGTTGTACATCATATCTTTAGGACTAAAGCCAATATTTTGCACATCGAGAGTGCTAGTGAGGTAGGCCGTTGACCTGCTACTTCTCGCGGCCTTCCAAGCGGCTAAGATTCCGCTAACTTGTGCTTCAGGCAGGTCAGCACCCGAGTTTTTTATCACAGAGGTGGCCATCGGTGTTGCGGCTGCAACACTTGCTGCTTTTTCAATATCTATAGCAGCTTGAATTGTACGAGCGCCTGTCTCTAATACTCCAGGTAACAAAGACTGAAAAGTAACAAGTGAACCAATACCCGACATAGGAGCGCGGGCGCCGTTAACGCTGTAATACTTTACGGCCTCGCCTGTTTCATCTGTTGTTACTGTTACGCGAGTATTAGCTACCCACTCAAAACCGCTAGGCCGTCCATCATCTGCATACAAACTTGTAACGCGCCAATAAGCAACGCCGTAAAATAGTAATGAATCAACTGTATAAGCAATAGTTACGCTACGTGGCTGGCGCATATCAGGTTGGTCAAGCCATAGTGGAGATTCAAGCTTTACGCCTGTAGATTTTTTATATAACTCTAAATCTATACTTGAGATTACGCCGGCAATTAAGTTACGGCATCTTCCTACTGCGGGTACCTGAAGCGCCGTAAATCTATCCATAAACGGCGCACCGTTACCGCTTGCATAAAGGCCACCGTAGCTATAAACACCAACGCCGTAACCTTGTGACATAACGGCAGGGGCCAGCTGGGCTGTAACATCTTTTTTAGCTATGCCTAAAGTTTGCAATATACCCATAGGGCGAATTGTAGGTTATCCACAAGCAAAACGTTTACTTAACCTTCGGCGTGTCTAGATGTACACCTTAGGCTGAGATATTGGCTTATCAAGATGCAACGCCAGCATAGCCATACCGATAACAGCTGCAACTGAGCCGCTAGATTTTTTACGGACTACTCTCCAGGCTGAGTCATTACTTTTAGCTGCTACTGAGTCCATAGCTAGGTTGAGGGCTGGTTGGTCACCGTGAACGACCCTACGGTTATCTATCGCGTCCTTGAAAATTGAACACGCATTATAAAACTGGGTACCGCTGCAGTCCTCCACTTTAACGCCGGCATTATGGAGCCTGTCGGCAATATGCTGGCCTGTAAACTTGTCAAAAAGTACAAGCTTAGGTAGCCACTCATCGCAATAGGTCTTTATGTCAGCTGCTATTTTTAGTTGGTC